CCCTATATTTTGCTAGTCTAATCTGATGTTCTAGTAAAATCAACGCCCAACGATCTAAGATCAGATCATGTTTTGCAGCATGTAAAATTGCTATGTACCACAAAAGGATTATGGCTGCTTCGATCTGAAGCCAGACGATTCAAAGTTGAAGCGCTCAACCCGTACCCCATAATCTCCAATTGATAGGTATGAACGAACTCGTAGGTTCTAGTAGACTATCATTGACGAGCTCCGGTTCGTGCTTAACGAGTCAAAGCCTGTGCCAACTACTAGCACAAATGTGTTCCACTGGCGACGACGTAAGTCTCTAAAATGAGGGTAACTCCCGAAAGACCAGAATATATAATAAATTTCAACCCCATCGCGTAGATGTTGGAAGAATATAAAAATATGATGGCCGCAGTCCAAAGTCGTTTAAATAGTAGATTAAACCGCCATGCCCCCTGAATTCACAATCAAAGGGCATAACCTAGAGCAAGCAGAGGTTAATAGGCTGCAACCCGACGTCAATTTCTTTATAGCGATTGCGCGTCAACAAGCTCGAGCTGCCCATGCTTTACAGCTGGTGCAGATTCGTCGAAATATATTCAGAAATAGAGTATTAATTTTCTTAATGGCTCTTTTCTGGCTACTCACCGTTACCACGGGTTCGTGGTATCTCTATAATGCGTGTGAAGGGCATCCCCCTACTAGCGTACGTTATAGAATTTGTTGGGGATTTATGCCAGAGATTAGAAATTTTGTTATTAGTAAAGTTCCTAATCCCTATGTTATAGATCCTCAAGGCTTAGATGGAGCCGGTATCGGCGATTTCATTGAGAAATTTAATTTCTTTAATTTCTCAATAACCGGTGGTCAAATCCTGAGATACTTGATTAAAAGTTATAACTGGTTTGCAGCCGCGCACTATGGAAAGATTGCCAAGTTAACAGTTTTTGCTGACATCGTCATCGAAATTTGTGAAGCTATTGGTATTGATTTACCCAGTTTGCGTAGCGTTGTGTTATCAGTATTTGAAACTTTCAATGATTTTATGATAACTAAAGAAACACACAAGGATGCTGATATATTTGAAGAAGGTCTTAGTGACTATCTTCTTAAACCTTTCACTAGCCTTGTTACCGGATTAGGGAATCTCGGTGGAGTTACTGTAAATTTAGCAGAGAGCGAGATACGTGGATTAACCACGGAACTCAATGCTCTGACTAAAGCTACTTCAGTACTCGCTTCGGTTTATGGATACTTTGCTCTATTGCTTACTAGCATTAAAGAGTTATTCTGGCCTAGTGATAAAACATTAGCCAATCGTAGAATATCTGAAATTTCCCGTATAACAAGTCAGATTGCTATGCAGCCTACTGCTGACTGGAATGCCAGCGTGGCTCAGACAGTCCTTGACTTAAATGCAGAATTATTGGAGTTTAGAACCTTGAAGATTGAAGGACAGGATATTGGAGTTCACTACTCCGAGTTTGCTGCACTTCTCTCTGTTAGTACAACTCAAGCACTTATTGCTAAAAGTATATTAAGCTCCGATATGAAGAGGATTCACCCTGTTAGTATTCTAATGTGTGGTGCCCCTGCAACTTTCAAGACAACTTTATGTGATCTGATTACGCGCAGGGTCATACAATCTGCCAACGGTAGGTTTGATGCTTCTCTTATTTATAGGCATACTGGTGAAGATGACCGTATGGACGGCGCTTCGAATCATACAAAAGCTGTAATTTTTGATGACTTTTTGCAAAATACTGAGTGTCAAAAAGGTCACGCTAATTTATTTAGAATGGCTGTCGGCTTTGATGATTTTAAACCAGATCAATCCGCTTTAGATAGGAAAGGTAACGTGCATATAAATCCTTATATTGTACTAGCCTCTACTAACTATATGCCTAAGCATTTCCTTGATAGATCAACATCCTCAAGTTTGGGATTAGTAAGTCAATACGCATTTGTTCGTCGTATTGATTATATTGTTAAACCCGAGTGGGATACTAGGTATCCTTGTCCTATCGAGATAGACCAGCAACATGTAGAGGAGTTTAAAATAGCAATTGCTCATTTGAAGATTCGTTTATTTACGGCTACTCCCCCTCGAGATGAAGGTCAACCCTTTATTGTCGAAGAGGAGGTGATTACTTTTAATGAGTTTTATGATGAGAGGATCTTTAAAGTCTTGAAACATCGTATTAGACATAAGGATGAGAGAGAAACTGTATTTGACTCTCTGGTTCTTCCTGATCACACGATTGTTGCTCAAGGAGGAATTAAAGATGTACCAATTTTGACCCCGACCCCTAGCTTGATTAATCCTAAGATAGAGGAAGAAGAAGATGAGATTACACGGCTTTTACACGATCCTGATACATTGCCTGAAATTCCACCTGCCTTCTTTGCCGATCTATCCAGACCACCTTCACCTAGCATCCTTGGTAAGAAGCTCCGAGAGTACAACAGTGAGGAAGAAAAGGAGAGGATTAGGCAACTCTATGAGAAGCGTAAACATTTAGATATCTTTGATGATGCTGCAAATGAAGAGCAGCAAACTTTGATAAATAAGATGAGCGAGACCTTTAAAGAAAAGATTGGTATGCCTTTTGTCCTACAGACGGAGGCTTTCCATTTATATCTCTTAGAGAAAGTTCGCACTCTTAAAGTCGAGAAAGAAGATGAAACTAGTCGCTATCAGCGCTTCCGGAGATGGTTAACTCAAACACTTGTTGTTAAGAGTCTCGGAGGTGACCAAGTAGGCTTTAGTTTCTTTGCCGCTTTCCTTTACTCATATAGTTCATATATATATGGAGCTATGGCTATGTTCGTTTATCTCTTTGGAGGCTATTGGGCAATGATCCCTATTACCTCCATATATGCTACGAGCTGGTTCTTAGGTGCCTATGTTTTCCATAATAAGATGGCTGTTAGAATTAGAGCATATGCAGTTATATTGATATGCTCTATTGTTGCAATTGCTTACTATATGTATTTTGCTCAAAATGCAAGCATTTTTGAGCAAGAGTCCAATGAACATGATAAGCGTAAGAAGCCAACTCCTAAGAAAGTTCCAATAAGTGAGATTGTTAATGAAGGAGATTCTAATTCGTTAGACCTCGTTAGTACTATGTACGTTAAGAACATGGGTACTATGACGGTCTTTGCTACTAAAGGCTCAGATGCCAATGCCATTACGGTCAATTATATTGGCTTGTTTGGCAACATCTTTGCAACGGTTGGCCACGTGTTTGACGGCGCAAGAGCTGATACTCCTATCACCTTTATGCGACCCGGGCAAACAAGAGTGGTCACCACCTATGATCAACTCCGAGAAATTAAGAGTTTGAAAGATTCAGATATAACGTTCTTTAGATTTGGCCACGATGCTGTTCGTGATATTCGTCGTCATTTCATAGAGAGTGCAGATCTTTCACATAGATTGATTGATAGGTATGGCTTGAATTATAGTGAATTGCAGATTGCACTCCCTACTTATAATGATAATCAGCCTACTATTAGAATTGGTAGTTCTCTCGAGTATGAACCCCCGAATCCTATGAGATCATATAGAACGAGTGAATCCCCTGCTCCTAAGGTAGGAATGATCTTGTCTCAAGGTATCTCCCAATCTGGAGATTGTGGAGCACCCTGGATTGTTCAATCTTCTAAATGGCCTCGAAAGATTGTTGGACTACATGTTGGTTCAATCCCCGCTAGGCATAAGATGGCAGCTGTTCCTATATTTAGAGAACAGCTTGATCAACTTTACTCTGCCTATTACGGAGTTGAAAACCCTATTGTGGATTATCGCCTCCAAGATGAAAATCTACAAGAGGAATCGCATGTAGAACCTGCACAACCTGAGGATATCAAACATTTCCCTGATTATCTTAGAGTAATATCCAAAGTTAATAAGGGTTATAGCATACATATGCCAGAAAAGTCCGATATTTACCCTAGTGTATTACAGAAGATGGATTTGCCCCCTGAATTCAAAGTAATCACTAAACCCGCTAACTTGTCCATACGTTCTGATCCTTTAGGAAGGCGCCCTGATGCGTATTTCTTGGGAAAACAACGGTATGATTGTGATAAATCTGCTACCAGATTTATTCACCTTTGTGGAAACCTTCTTGGAACCTACGAAGCTAAACCCCTTTTAGTTAATGTGCCCTCTAGGTTAAGTCCTATTGAGGTGATTAACGGCGTTCCGGCCTCTAATGTGAACGGTTGTAATCAAACAACTAGCCCGGGATGGCCATGGGTCAAGTTACCTGGAGTTGGTAAAAGAAAAGTCTTAGACGTATACCCGCCGGAACTTGGTGAGTGTGGAGATGAGACTAAGTTGACCGCATGTGAATGTCCAAAATGTGTCGATAGGTATCTCACACCTAGAGAACGCTCTTATTTGCCTGATTGGGGTAAAGTACTAGTTCCAAAACCATTCTTTAAGAAGAGAATACTTGAATGTATTGAACTCTTGGAAAAGAAATGTGTTCCAAATTGGATCTATACCACTGTCCCTAAAGATGAATTGCGAGATATCAATGATATCGATACACTTAACAAAACCCGTTATATACAAGTTTGTCCCTTCGATCAATACATTGTTACGATAATGTATTTTGGAGGATGGCTTAATACTGTAAAAACAGAAGCACCTCTTGGTCCATCAATGGTTGGAACTAATGTCCAAGGAATGGACTTCCAATACATGTGGATCAAATTGAATGAAATTGTTAACCCCAACTTCATTTGTGGTGATTTCAAGGGTTTTGATATCCGATTATTCCGCGAATTGCGTGAAATTACCGGAAAGAACATATGTGATAGAATGCACCGAGCGTATGGGAACGAATTACATGATTCAATTCGTAGAACACTCTGGGAAGCATCCCTAACTATTGTTGCTCTACACGGTAATCTCATATACGCTCGGAGTGATGGAAAACCTTCTGGAGATCCATTTACTGCTGAGGAAAATAGTGAGAATAATAAATTGATGGTATTCAGCATCTTTATTTACACGGGTATTCAACGCGGTTACTCGCGCACTGAATTACTTGGATTGTGGCAATATGGTGTACGACCATTCTTCTATGGTGATGATCATATTATAGCTGTATCCCCCGCCCTTGATTGGTTTAATCAAAGGACCCTACAGGAAGGATTAAAGTTAATCTTTTCTATGGAGTATACAGATGCTACAAAGAATCAACAAGTTGCTGAATACACCCCGAGAGAACAGATTTCATTTCTGAAAAAGTATTTTAGATCTGGCCCCCATGGTAGGGTGTTTCCTATTATGGAGGTTACTCAAATTCTTCAACGCGTGTTGTGGATCAGAGTAAGTGCCGGAGAAGATGCAGTTCCAGATAATATGGATGATGCGCTCCGTGACCTTTATTTTCATGGCCGTCCTACGTTTGAGAAGTATAAGACTATATTCGATAGAATCTTGCAGGAAAAGCAGTTTAAGAGATTTACTCGCGAAACCTGGGATTCTTGTCGTGACCGCTTCTATTCTACCGCGTAAGGTAGCCAAGTGCTGAGCATCACTTTAAACTACTCAACGTCCCGCAAAGGATTATGGACAGTTCGACCTGAACCAGTGAAATAAAAGTGTGAGCGCCACACCGATAGTGAGCCATAATCCCCATAGTGTAAGGAGGATCCATTTAGATTTGCACGCCCCTGCTATGAAGAGTATTGTAGTTAAACTTAATCTACTAAAAACACACGCCGTTACAAGCGTAGAGAATTTATTCCGGTGATCAACATAAGTCTTAAATGAGGGATACCCCCGAAGGTAATAACATAGAATATATTCCAACCCCATCGCGTAGATGTAAGGAAGGTTTAGTAAAAATGTAATGGCCGCAGTTGCAATAGTCGCTTAAATTGTAATAATTACCATGTCTTTATCAATTTCAAACAACAACAACCCTCACACGGAGGATTCTGCGGTACGGGACACGAGTTCAAAAGACTCTGTACGTTCTGCAAGTGTAGACGAAATAGTTACACAAAAGGAGTTAACTACTTATGTAGAAGATGAGCATCTGCTTGAAGCGATCCAACCCGGGACTCGGGAGCAGAATCTACATTTGCTTAACTCACCCTTTCCTAGTCAACAGTTGGGAACTGTTCTAGGAAGATCCTATGAGATTGAAACCATAACCTGGGGTTCAGCCTCAACAGGACGGCTCGCTACATATGATTTCCCTGGAGATCTATTCGCGAAGCCACAAATATCCCAACTTCTTGACTACTATAAGTTCTTTAGATGCCGTGCCGTAAGAATTGGTCTTAGGATCAACTCTACTACCTGGCACTATGGAACTCTGATAATTAGTCAAATGCCCCATGTTTTGGCTGGTGCTGGTCTTTTTGATCCTCAGACAACCGTGGAAGCTGCTCGGAATAACAAGCCCTTCTTACTCTCTGCGATGACTGCAGGTGTTATTGAAGTTGATTTTGAGTGGCAAATTCCAGTGGACTGGATCAATATTGATGCTTCGTCCCGTACTGGATCGAGAGTTGCTGAAATGACCAAGATCTTTGTTGACGTTTTAGTCCCTCTCAAGCAAGTAGGCCAAGCAGTAGCTCAATCAGTTGACGTTACTATTTTTGCCAGTTTCATTGAACCCGAATTGTCTGGAATGAATCCTGATGAGCTCATACCTCAGAGTAAGAGTACTAAGGTTAACTCCTCAGAGACAAAGAAGAAAACTGAGCAACATAGCCTTCTGGCTGACGCCTCGGATTGGATATCCGGAGCAGTAGATATGCTAGGAGGACTGGGTGATGCTGTGACCAAACTAGCTCCCTTAGCTGCTTTGCTCGACAAGCCCACTACTCTTGACGTTGTTACTAAAACTCGTCTAGATATGGGCAATGAATTGAGCCAAGGAGCTGGAGCAGATCCTTCCAACAAGTTGAGTCTACTCCCGACGGCTAATATATCATCTGGTGGCCACTTCATGGGTCCTATGGATCCCTGTGCCCCCCTTCTTGAGTGCCTTATGCGCCCTGGCTGGTTGAGATCTTTCTCCTTTACTAGCGACACGGCTGCTGGGACACTCATAGATAGCTGGCCCGTTGATCCCGCTTTGGTACCTACGAGCGGAGCATCTCCTACCCTTACGCTGTATCCCCATTACTTGGGTTGGTTCACCAGTCAATTTGTTTATTGGCGAGGTGGTATGCGGTATTTATTCTACTTTACGGCGAGTTGTATGACATCCTGTAGAATCCGTATAACCTTCTTCCCCGGTAGTTCTAGAGCCTTTGCGGTTGGAGACCATTCTGGAGATGTTATTTCTAGAGTGATCGATATATCTGGAGATACTCATACTGCAGTTGATGTTCCTTATATTGCAGACCGTGCCTACAGATATGTGAAGGTCTTGAGTGCTAGCTCTTCATTAAACAATAGTACCGGGTATATTGGAGTTGAACTGATAAATCGAGTTGCTCTGAGTGATCCTACTCAAAGTGCTACCGTAACATGCAATGTTTGGGTTGCAGCTGGTCCCGATTTCCAGGTGAATCAGCTTGATGGTTGTCCCTTGAACAATATCGATTATAATTGGGAATATGTCCTTGATGAGCAATCTCATGTAGGAGAACTTATGGATTTAGCTACCCCTATCATTCAATTTGATCGTGGCGTCGAAAGCCGCTTAGTTGCCCCTGAAGAATACAGGTGTGTCACCGATCTTTTGAAGAGATATAATGAGCTTGATTCTAGTAACTATAGTCTAGGTGCTAGTTCATCCACAATCACTGCGCAGCCTTCCATTTATAGCACAAATCTATCTTCTTGGGCCTGGCTACTCATACCATTTCGCTGGCGCCGCGGTGGAATGCGTTTCCGTGTCTATACCACTAATACTGCTGCACCCCGCCGTATTACTTGGACGAGAGCATCATATGCTCTCCACTATTCTAAGGGAGCCCTAGTTAACTATGGACCTAATGGTCTAGTTCTTGCAGTTGAAGCCCCTTACTATCAAGATCTTCCGTATCTTGAAAACAATACCCGCTATGAATATTATGCGAACTATACTCTCACTATGAACCTTGGTTCTACTGAGATTGTTGGTGATATTCTGGTTTCCGTTGCCGATGATTTCGGCATTGGTGGACTTTGGTCTCCGCCAGCACTTCTTCAGAGTGCCCTTGCCCTTCCTGCACTTAAGAAAGGCAAAACTGAAGTAAAATTGACTAAATTGTAGAAGTCATTAAATTCTACACACACACACAATAACAAAAACATATATGCGAATATAAAATAAAGCAGATTCCATATTAGATAAACTTTGCCTTGAGCAAGACTTAAAATCGTACCTTGACGTTAAATTGAGAAAAGGATCCCTACTAATTTTGGATGGAAATATATTTTGCTATTTAGTGACTCTCTAATGCTGAGGTGTTTAACCCCGAATTCCCACCACTGGTGGTTGAGTTTGGTA